TATCGTATACAGCTCTATAATCAGGATCATACCTGTAGTTCATCTCATGCTTTTTACACGCATGTAGTACTGTAGCATGGTTCTTATTTATTACTGAAGCTATCCCTTGCAATGAAACATTTGTATTGTTTCTAGATATATGACAAAAAGCGTGTTTGTGTATGATATTAAAACGCTCTCTGTTGTTTACTACTTTGTGTTTTACAGAGTATTCAGACCAAAAAGTGTTTAATGCTTCCTTTGATATCATTTTTTGGATTTGGCGCTCTATTTGTTTATTCATCTTTCTTAAATGTCTTCTTAATGTATCTGTACACTTTGTCGTATGCCTCCCATTTTGCTTGAAGCTTAATAATGGTTTCCTTTAGATATTGATTGTCTGGATCTGTGGTAAGTTTGTTTTGGTAATCTTCTAGGAAGTAGGACAGAAACTCACACTCTCTACCTACCATTTGTTCTAGTTCGTCTGATCTCATTCTGTTTCCTTATCAATTATCTCTTGCTGCCACTCTTGCAACTGATCTTCTCGGTGTTCTTCTATAACTACCTTTAGCTGTGCGATTTCATTGCTGTCCATGTCCAGTATTAGCTCAACCTTCTCCTGTATTTCTGTAAATAGATCACTATTTATACTATCCAACTGTGATATAGGACCTAACACCATTGACTCTATTTCTTTTTCTAGACTATTCATCCTGTTTTTTACCGACTGTCTATACAGGGTTGTTCCTTTAAATGAATCCATCTGCTCTAGCGTAATCTGGTACAGCACCACTAGCTTTAGCCCGTCTTTAAATCTTTGGTAGTCTTTCATTTTTTCTCTTTATTCATCCTGTAAATTAAATACCCATTCCATGTACCAACAAGTAGTACAGCTATGATTACATCAATGATATGCATTGCAGTTTCTCTTCGTACTTGTGCAGCAACTGCGCTTTCTGTATAAGGCGTTTACTGGCTGTTTTATAATAGGGGTAACGAAGTGCTAGGTTTAACACTTCTAGTCGGAGTTCCTCCACACGTCTCCTGACGTATGTAAGGTGTTGGTATCTTCTGATCATATCTGTTGTTGTTTAATCCTTGTCGTGTAGAAGCCTATCAATCTTCTCTGGGTCGTACTTGCGTACCTCTCTTAAGTTCTTACGCTCTTGTATGCTTGCCTCTTTGTAGGCAGTCTTTGAGCAGTCTGAACCTAAGTTAGCAAATAGTAAGGCATTGGTTCTCAATGCTATGTCAATCATTTCCTTGCAGTGTTTGCATGTAGTGTATCCTAACTTACTCATCTCTCGTATCCTTCTTCTGTTGCACTGTATTCGTTCACTCCTGTTTTAATTATATCTAGTTCGCTACGTACTTTCCTGATACAGTCTTGCACCATCTTGATCACCTGCTCTTCGTCAGCATTGGGATCACCGTGTATTGTATGTAGGTCTTCGTATAACTTTTCTATCGTTTGGCAAGCCCGATCTGTACCTCTCCAGTAGCACTGGGCCAACTCATCTTTATTCATCTTTAGCAGCATCCTGTATTTCCTTTATCACGTGGTTAACCTGTTCTTGATTTCTAGGCATAAACAGTTTGTAGTCTCCCATTCCCTGTGCTTGCAGGTGATGTAGAAACAACTTCCAACGCAATGGAAAGCTGTGGTTTGATGGAACAAAACCTTTGGTTTCAATAATAAACTTGTGACTATCACTCACAAAGTCTGGTGTATAGGTTATTCCACGAACGGTCTTATTGGTATAATTCCGCATTAACTTATGCTTAGGTACAGATTTTAAGTATGTCCCTACATATCTAGTGCTAGGTAAGATCTCAAATGTACGTGACTCATAGCCGAAGTCTAAACCTGCTTCCTTTAGCTTTTTATAGCAGTACCCTTCTAATCCGGAAGCGAATTCTATACCGTCAATGTTTATTTTTTTTGCTCTTACTGCGCCATGCTTGGCCATAACTATCTGTTTGCTAGCTAAAAATACTGCTTAAATCAGACATACGCAAATCTCCTAGGTCCTTTTGCTCTTCTTTTGTTAATATCTTTGGGCTATATAATCTGCCTTGCTGAGTGTAGAATCCAGTAAGATCTGCATTTGCTTTTAATATTAACGGCTCATCTATTGGAGTAGGCATACCTCCAAGCTCTGTGGTTCTAACTTTTCTTACGTGGATCTCACTGGTCCTACGCACATCATGTTCAGGGCTTTGGATCTTCCTGTGAATCGTCAAGAATGTTGATGGTCTGTTCACCATTTTACCACCACCTTCAGTATCCTCCGCATACGGTGCCACCGGCAACCCATCCTGTCCTTTTCTACGCTGTGCTTCTGACGCTGCGTGCATGTTAATCCATGTAGCCATGTCATTAGCCTCAGTATAAATTAGAAACTCTGAGATTGCTTCGTAGTGGTATTCGTGAGTGCTTAAGTTATTATGACCACTCATCTGAATCTTTAATGCATTGTATGGATCAATAAAGAATGCGTCTACCGTCTGTGCTCTACGAAGCTTCTCGCACATAAGGATCAAGTCCTTGTACCCGTACACCTCACGGTTTGAGATTATCACGAACTGTTCTTGCACCCAATTAAAGGCAAGCTTACGCTCTAGGTAGGTCATGCGATCTATAGGTCGGTCCACTAGAAACTCCATCAAGGTCTTCTTTAATAGAGCTGTTTTATTTTCCGCACTATAGATTACCCACTTCCAATTATGACGGATAGCTGAGTTCATAATCAAGTACAGCATAACTGTAGTCTTACCTACATTGGAGTGACCGTTAGCTACAAGTAGTTCTTTTTTATATCTAAAGTACTTGTCCCAATGATCGTTACCTGTGTCTAGTCCTGGAATGATTAGACCGGTAGCAAACTTTTCTATCCATGCAAAATCATCGTCATCGCTAGATATAAAGCCCATATCCATTTGGTCCAGATCATGCTCCTTAACAAGTCTGTTCTCTTCTGAGATAACCTCGCTGATAGGCATCTTCTTACCGTACTCAATACCATCACGAATGGTCATACGGGCCTGCTCTTCACTATCTATTTCACGCTTTACTATCTCACGAAATAGAACACGAACAGCCTCATCTTCTTCAATGGTACCGGCAGCAATGTAACCACCACATAAGACTGACGCATTACGTAGTGCCTCGTGTTTATGTCCGTCTTGGGCAGCGGCAATCATACGTGCAGCAGTTGCTAACTTAGTATAGTCAGTGCCTAAAGCGACCTTAGCTACTACCTGCGGCCTGTTCTCGCTTTTCTCTGTAACGATACCGGTAAATACCTCGCTGTTCTCTTTGTATACTAGCTCAGGATCGTAAGACTCAAAGCATGCACGTGATTCATTAACACCAGACCCGTCTACTTCTAGACCATACTGCTTATCAAAGTACTTTACAAGACCTCTAAACTGATCTCTATGTCTCTCTGGAAACTTGATTTTTACAAGTGCCTTTAGACCTGTACCTGAAGGACTAACCCAAACAGCAAACACATAGCTGTCTGTTGCTAAGTTCCTCTTAACCTCGTCTACATCTTCTAGGTGATCAAAGTCTAATACAATAAGACCGCTATGGTCTATTAGAGCATCATCTTTACGCTCCTTAAACTCTCCAGAAAATAGTACTACCGGCAGCTGTAGCTTAAGTTTCTTATCACCGGTTTCCCGTAGTGCCTCAACAGTCTCTTTACTTTTCCCAGATTGGATTCGTGTGAGAGCTAAACCAACTGGTTTGTAGTGTAGAGTTTCCAGATCCTTGACGTTGGGCATTATGGTTATGTTCGCTTGCATTGTCTATTGCTACTTTAAGTAAAATTAAATATCCGATTAGGTCTTTGACGGTGTCTTCTGTGTCTACACCAATTCCACGATTTTTGATGCGCATAAGTTTGTCATCAATCCTGGCCGATAGGTTCTCTATCGCTGTTCCCTTTGCGAATATGTTAGCAGGGTTCAATGCACTGTTCCCATATGCCTCATTCTTCTCTACTAATAGGTCAACTACTTCCTGGCCTATAGCTCTTATCTTCTCTTGTGTTGTCAT